CTCGAACCCCCACGCTTGCGCACTAGTTCCTAAGACTAGCGTGTCTACCATTCCACCATAGGCGCATAAATGAAAACTCCTTAACAAATGCGTTTCCTAGGACACATATGTTACCGCCTGTCGATTCAGGTCGGAACTTAAAACCAGAGGTCGGAGTCAATGAGTGACCCCCTACAGTGTGCCTTGATTGCTTACTTCCGGACGTTGCAATCTTCCCAGATAAAAACAAAGTTGCAACAATGTCTTTATCACTTCACGGGTTCAGCCGAGGAGGTCTATCTTGGTAAAGAATAAAACTGGCATAGGTGCAAGGATTCGAACCCTGACGAACGGATTTGGAATCCGTCATGCTACCGTTAACATCACACCTACAAAAAATGGAGCGGGCTACGGGAATCGAACCCGTGTCGTCAGCTTGGAAGGCTAGCGTAATACCATTATACCAAGCCCGCATTAATATGGTGCCCCCACGAGGACTCGAACCCCGGGCCTGATGATTACAAATCAACTGCTCTACCAACTGAGCTATAAGGGCATTAAACTTATTTGATCTACTCTGCTTAAAAGCGAATTTCGGAGTCGGGTGCTTCCCCTCCTAAGCCATTGCTAAGGTTATCTTAGGACTGATCGATGGCCCGATTAGCCCGCCTAGTGTATGCGTCCATACACGCTACCCTTAGCAGAGTAGATTAAATAAGTCTATGGTCTAGGTGGAGGGACTTGAACCCCCATGATGTCCTGCTCCCAAAGCAGGCGGCTTACCAATTAGCCCACACCTAGATATTACGAAGCCTATTGTGTTCCTTCCTGTGACAATTTGCACAAAGGACAATGCACTTTTCGGCTTCCTTATAAAACATTTTTCTACCACCAGCAGCTGATGGATGTAAGTCTTTTACTGTGGGATCCGTGTGATGCAGTTCTAGACAGATTGGATCTGTCTCTTCACAGTGTGCGCACCCTTTAGCTGCTTTAAATTCTTTAACCTCACGACGAAAGCTGTCTTGCGACTTCTTTCGAATATCATAATACTTACCATGGTTCTTCTTCTCAGAAGCCTTGGTGAATTCGTTAGCACATGGCTTACAAAATCTCTGCAGGCCATCTTTACTTCTAGCCTGTTTGTAAAATAAGTCAACAGACTTTTCGGTATTGCATCTGGTACATAGTTTCATAAGTTTCTCCCTATGAAACTATTTATAAGATTTGGGATTTCGAAACGTTTCCCAAACCAGATAATCCCCGTAAGTATTCTATATACTAATTGGATGCCCCACGAGGACTCGAACCTCGATTGACGGATTCAAAGTCCGCGCTCTTACCATTAGAGGATGGGGCATCAAATCTTTTTTGGCGGGAGCTCGTAAGAACATCCCGCCATTAAAGTGCTTATCTAACAATATCAAAGAGCCAAGATCAGTTTCCATCACTTGATAACTCCTTATCCCCAATATTGCTTATAAAGACAACAGGGTGAAAAGAAAAACTTTTCGGGAGCGTATTATATATAAGAAAAAATATGGGAAATATTATTACACAACAAAAATATTTTTAGTCTAGGTAATAAACTTCACCCTCTGCGTTGATAATTACAACCGAACGAGCGGCCTGCTCTCCACATATACAGCTAGCTAGTTTGATAGCTTCCTCTTCATTATCCGTTGTAAATGTCGTAAAGAAGAGCTCGTCGAGATTGACCTCACCGTTAAATCCAAAGGCACATGGGACGGCATACAATGCGCGGCGTTTTGTTTCCATGGATGTATTTATCAGTTTCTTTTTCATATAATAGCTATTTTATTTACACCAGGATTGTTTCTCATCACCAAAGTATGCACGAGCAAAACCATTCTTGATCAGTAGATCACGGAGGCTCATGCCATCAAGAATAAGGTCACCGAGGACACGACCACCAAACTTATCCCAGCTGTATAGGACGACCTGATGCTTCTTTGTGGCTTTGATCACGTCCTTCGTAAAGGTAGAAGCCTGTTCACCACGTTGCTTCTCGCTCTCACATTGGCCACGGAAGCTCTTCTCGGGTGTATCAACACCATAGATTCTCACTGCAATCTCTGGCTTGAGAGGTGCAGGAAGGTATGGTGCTGCAATGACAACAGTGTCGCCATCAGAGGCACGAACGATCGTCGCATCGTATGTAACGCCTACTGGAGTCTTCTGAGCGAGTACAGGGGTTGCCATCATCATGAGGGCGAGTGCAATATAACTTTTCATTCAGTTTTCCTTAATTAACGGTGGCTTGCCAAGAGCCTGATTTATGGGCATGTGTAGATCTATTTATTCCGCTTTTCCTCGAGCTGCCGGCGCCTCGCGCCGACGGCGCCTACGATCACCGAGCCAGAAGAGTCCGGCGAACGGTCCGATGATAATTGCTAAAGCGAGCACAAACGGCCAGAAGAAAGATCCAAGAGCGATACACCAAAGTAGATTAACCTTTTGATCTTCGTCCCAATCGAGCGCACCCACACAGTACGAACCAATTGCAATAAGCAAAAGAACAACAATCAACCATAACCAAAACATATTACTTCTCCTTTGTAAAACGTTTACCGAGTTTGAACATGCCCAACATAGGTAAAGACAATGGCCACGTCAGAGAAAATCCGACTGTGAGGAGCATATAACCAGCAACCTTATCTTCATCAATCTGCCGACCTACTTCGCTATACTTAGGATCGCGATAGAACATCGACTTAGAATTCATACCAGCATAGAAAGTCCTTGCTAGAACGAATACTATAACACCATAAAACCAAATACTAAACATATCATTTCACCTTTACGTAACTCATTGTGTCATAACCTGCGTATCCATCTGCCCATTGATTGCGAGCTTGTTCTTTGAAACCAATGGATTGCTCATTCTGCTTGAAGTACTGCTTAGCTGCAGTGCTAACAGAGTAATCATCCTGAGCCTGGATCTCAAAATAATCTGATAGCCAAACTTTCTTGAACTGAACCTTATAGGTCTTGAGCTTCTTGACCTTCTTGATCAGATCCTTCGTATTGCCTTTGCGGTTGTTAATGATACGATTGAACTCCGCATCAGCAACCTTGGCAAGTGGTCCCCAGGATTCTGGGGACCGACTCTTTACCTCAAGCTGCATCAGCCATCTCCACTGCAAGCTCGAGAGCCTCAATGGCAGCAACTAGTTCTACACGAGCTTCGTCTACTTCCTTTTGAATAATACGCTGGCGTTTTTCCATTTTCCATGCTCGATCATCATCATTACATTCCATAAGTTGGCCGTCAAGTTGCCACATTGATACCATCTTGTTCTCGAACTTTGCAAGAAGGTTTTTCATTTCCTGAGTCATTTATTAAAATCCTATATAACAGTGTTGAATGCGTTTAATTTATAAATACATCATACCAAAAGGAGCAATTAATGTACACATATTTGATAGGATGGTCACAACAAAATAAATGGTATTATGGTGTACGGTTTTCATCTAAATGTAAACCAGAGGATCTATGGACATCCTACTTCACTAGTTCTAAGTATGTTCATAGATTCACAAAACAATATGGCGATCCCGATGTGATAGAAATTCGAAAGCTGTTTGAGGATTCCGAATCTGCAAGACAGTGGGAAACAAAAGTTCTACGTAGGCTTAATGTTATCCACGACGATAGATGGCTGAATCGTACGAATAATATTGCCATAAGGAACGGGTGTCGGGTTTACGGATCATCCTGGAATAAGGGTATGTCTACCCCAAGGACCAAGGACTCTATAGAAAAACAAAGAAACACTATGTTGGGTAAAAAGCGTGGGCCGTATAATTACAACCATGATGTGAAATCTACAGCTGTCACATTTCGAGGGAAAGATTACCCCAGTATAGATGCAGCTCGCAAGGATACTGGGGCTTCTTTTTACACGATCAAGAAGCATCTGCCATTTGAACTGCTAGCTCCAGGGCCCGTATCTTAAGGTTCTTGTTGGCTCCATACCAGGCACTCGTCAAACGAGAATCCACACTACGACCAATAATATGGTCGGTCATGTACGTGGTTGCATTAAAGGCTGCCCACCAGGTTCCTTCACCGAGCTCTGCACCAGGCTGCTCCATCAGAGCTTCTTCGAGTGCATATGTAGCCGACTTCGAAAGCTCCTTACGAGGATCTGCCTTCTGAGTCAGGACAGGAAAGACACGAGCGAAGTACTCAACGATCGACTCGTTGGTGAAGCGCTTCTTCGAGAGATGTTCAGCCATCTCTTTGTACTGCTCGAGCTTGTGCTTAGCAACACCAAGAGTTTCTTTGACCAGGTCACCGTCGAACTCACGACGGTGCGAAACCTTGACCATGTTCTTCGACTTGGTGTTCAGCGAGAGAGTCAGAGTGTTGTTGCACACGACACGGATAGGAGTAAAGCGAACGTCAATCGAAGCGCCATACTTATGTGGGTTGGTGAAGTGCAAATACGCATCTACCTTATCACGTCCACCGAACAATTCGAACGAATCCTTGACCTTTGCAAGAGCCCAGACGATCGAACCGTCCTTGAGCGAACCAGCAGTCTCCATCGACATATCACCAGCAGCGACGAAGTCATTGAAGAACTCGAACGCATCTTGGTTCTGCATTGGCTTCCAGTCGTCTGTGATCACGTCGAGTACGCGGTTATCACTATTACGGATCAGTGCCGAGTGACCAGTCTCGATAGCAGTACCATCTGCAAGAGTAGCAATAGCAGGGATAGCTTCGACAGTCCAGTCGAGACCAGCAGCCTTGAGCATCTGGTCCGGAGTTAGGTCATTCGAGACCTTTACACCCAGGCCATGCCAAGGCACATCCCCTGCATAAGCCATTTGAGCTTCACCATTAACGATTTCCAATTCATGTGCCATAATATAATCTACCTTTTCGTTTTCAATATAACCCTTATCGGGTATTTTCATAATAAAGACAACAACTATTCACCGAAGTCTCGAATTAATTCTTCGACCATCTTATCGACAATCATCTCGAAATCATCATCAGGGCTAAGACCTTCCCAGAAGGCAACTTCGTTGTACATATCCCACATGGTTTCGTACTCATCCTTACCTTGCTTGTTTGCAAGGCACTCTTCGATAAACTCGTGGGGAGTTTCGTGAGCAGCGGTAAATTCAAATAAACTAGCCATAATTCAATTCCTTTTCTTTATATACCCTTATACCAAGTTTTTGATAAAAAGACAACAGTTATTTTGAAAATAAATCGACTGGCATAATATAATCATCCTTAACGAGAAGGTCGTGTACGCCTTGAGCATGCTTGCACTTACCACGGATCTGTCCAGCAGAGCAGTTGCACGTGAAACCATACTCAGTCATCTCGACCTTATAGGATTCCCCTGTACGCGAGGAAACTACTGGCCAGACGAATCCGGCCAAGTGGTGGTCTTTGAAGTTCATATCAGAAAATACTTGAGTACGCATTAGTTAGATTTCTCATCAATTATGCTAATAGCTCCAACAGCAAAGATCCCAAGACCAACAAAGCTCTGGACTACAACCTGAAGCATACTCGCAAACTCAGGAATCATAATCAAAACAAGCAAACCAACAAAAGTTATAATATACTTAGACATTGTATTTCCTTTCAATCTATATCTTGTTATACTCTTTTTTTCATAAAAAGACAACAGCAAAGATAAAAAATGGGGGCCGCTAAGCCCCCATTTTGTGCGATTTATGAAAATCTTTTAATAATATTTTCAAAATTAATTGAATATGGAAGATTTAAAGATTGAAGTTCTTTGAGATATTGAACTTTGTCGTAATTAGAATTTAGAGATTGAAATGTTTTGTAGATTGAGTTAAGATCGTTAAACATATTTGAGGTTCCCTTTTTGTGATTGGTCTCCCCTTATCCCTGTTTTTCATAAAAAGGTCAACGCTGTTTATAGTCTCTATGAAATTGTTTACAGCGATCCTGGGCTTTCGAGATCCAATCATTCACATCTTCCTCAAAGATCTGAGGCCCACTATCTTCTTCGAGGGCAATCGCAATAACAAGCTTGGGATGATATAGCTGAGTCATCTCCCAGAACATATACGAGTACATAGCGCACTGGAGGAAGTAGTTTTCAATCCACTCCTTGCGCTTAGGCTTTGTCGAGGTCTTAAAGTCGATGATCGCAGCATGGTTGCGATAGTTAGCAATAAGGTCGCACGAACCAGCAACCTTTAGCTTATGAGAGTACAACGATGACTCTGAACCACGAATGTTATTGACGTTAGCAGTGAGAAACCGTTGAAGCTGCTTAAACATAACAAGGTTAGTTGGCATCTCTTTGGTGTAATCAACCTCTTCGTTCAGAACGAGCTTCTCACACAATGTATGAATAGCTGTCCCACGAGTTGTTGCTCGATTGGATATCCGATTGGCTTCTTCGTCGCCTACACGCTTGCGCCAGGCTATTAAGTTTGTTTTATCAGACGTCTTATCTAAGACAGTCGTGACCGATGGGTACTTCTCACCAGTAGGAGTTTCATAGTGGCGAAGTTCCCCATCGATACGAACAAGGGACGGGAGTTCAATTAAGTCAAGTTTAAACATATTATAATATTACTACATTTCAAAAATAAGTCAACAGATATTTTTAATAAAGACCTAATTGATTTTCCGCAATAATGAAGTCTCTGACAAAGCCAGAGCGAACAATGTCTTCAATACCAAACTCAACTGTCGACATACTACCCATGTATTCGAACACGCGCATCATATCTCTCAGGCCCGATGACTCCTTGAATCGATCGGATGTTAGATCGTCTTGTTTCGTATCTCCACATAGTATCACTCTACTATGATCTCCGGTTCTAGTCAATACCGTTCTTAGTTCGACATACCGTTGATTTTGAACTTCATCCACA